ATCGGGGATTTCACAGATGCAACTGTAACGGCATCCGATACATTTCTTTATGGTGATGCAACGGATTCAGGCAATACAAAACGTGACACAGTACAGGGGATATTGGATTTAGCTGGTGGTGGGGCAACTACGTTGATCGGAACAGTCACAGCATCTGATTCTTCTAGTTTAGATTTTACGGGTGTTACAGGATACGATGTATATTTATTAGCGTTCAATGCTTTGCTCCCTGCTTCCGATGGGCAAACCTTTTTTCTACGGTTAGGCACTGGTTCTACTTCTTGGCAAACATCTGGGTATAAAATTTTAAACAACAAAAGATTGAGTTCAGATGGGGCAGACGATCATTTGTATAACAACAATGATTCTAGTGGAGCTTCATATTTGCAACTATCTGGATCAACTGGTAATGCCACAGGCGAGAACTTTAACGGATTTTTGTATTGTTTTAATCTAGGGGCAACAACTTTTAAGCATTTTGCTGGAATGACTCCATCTGCACAATCAGGATCGAATCTGCAAAGCGGTCAACCTTATGGGCAATTTACTACTGCTTCTGCCGTAACAGGATTAAGAATTATGGTAGGGAGTGGCAATATCACATCTGGCAAGGTGCGTTTGTATGGTTTAAATAATGCATAATAACAAAGGACAAAACAATGACTAGAACCAAAGTAGTAGCAGGGCCATCAGGTAGTGTAACAGTAGAACTAACCAAAGAAGAAAATGAGCAGAGGGATGCCGAGGAAAAGGCTTGGGCAGATGGCAAAGCTGTTCGTGATGCTCTCGCTGAGATACAAAGATTAGAAGGTACAGTAAGTGCTAGACGTATCCGTGACATGACAACGGATGCTGGCAAGAAGTGGGTTGAAGATGTAGAAGCTAAGATAGCAACTGAAAGGGCTAAATTATGAGTGTTACGAAAGTAACAGGTATGATGTCTACAGGTACAAAGGGTGGTGACATACCATCAGCGAGTACCCTAGTCATTGATACAGATGGGGATTACTTTGACATAACGGGAACCACTGGTATCACAGCGATGACCGTAGATGCTGGCAGACGATTCACTTTGCAATTCGATGGGGCTGTTACGTTAACGCATGGTTCATCATTGTATCTACCGGGAGCAACTAACTTCACTACTGAGGCTAACGATTGTTTAAGTTTTATTGCGACTGCTGCTAACACAGTGCGGTGTACTGGATATGCCTTGAAGGATGGGGGGAGTCCGGTGGTTGCTGCTGGGGGGGCATGGACACATATTTCAAGAGTGGCCCCATCTTCATCGGCTACAGCAAGCTTTACTGGCTTCAACGCCAGCATCTATGATGCTTATGTCTTTATCTTCAACTTACTCCCAGCAAACGATGGTCAAAATTGTATGGTTCGATGTTCAACTGATGGGGGTTCTTCATATGCCAGTAGTTCGGAATATCGACAGATATCAACATATCAACTTTCTAGTGCAGCCACTCCAACAGGTAGTGCGATTACAGGGAGTCAGGCGTTCTTTATGACGGGTGCGTATGGCGTTGGCAATGCGACTAATGAAGGGATAGCTGGCGTATTCTGGATTTATGCGCCTGATTCAACTGTATATACTAAAGTGAGCTTTCATGCAACATCTGTTGATAATAGCGGAAATCATCTTAATTCAGTTGGATCAGGACATCTTATGCTTGCTAGTGATGTAGATGCTGTGCGGTTTCTGTTTGGTAGTGGCAATATAGCTTCTGGCGAAATTAATATGTATGGTGTTAAAAATAGTTAGTAATGGAATCTCACACGCATAAGGGAAATATTATGGCAAGACATCACATGGTTAATAATATCGCAGTGGCATTTTCTGCGGAAGAGGAAAAAGTAGCTGACGCAGAAGACAAGGCATGGGAAGATGGCAAAGCCGTCCGTGATGCTTTAGCAGAAATCCAAAAGCTGGAATCTCAAGAAACACCAAGACGGTTAGCCGAGGCTCTACCGGATGATGCGGGTGGTAGTGCAGATGGCAGAGCGTGGCTTAAAGCCAATAGGGATAAGATAATAGCTGAAAGAGCTAAGTTGTAATGATACGGGCATTTTTAATTCTTGCAATTATAGTAGCTGCATTATCTACATTTGCATGGTCAATTACTCAAACTAATAATAGCATCATTAGTGCTAATATTAAAGCTGCAACCAACTGTGCTTCTAAAGTAAAATGAATGGAGAAAATACTAGAATCAGCATGGGCCTTATTTGTAGCTATAGGATGGTTCTTTATCAACCGTATTACAGCTAAGGTAGATGCTTTAGAAAAGGACAAAGCAGATAGTTCTACTGTAGGTAGACAAGCAGGATTGATCCATGAGGTAGACCGTAGGATAGACGAGTTACAACACACTACTGTACCTAGACAAGAATATAAAACGGATATAGCTTCTTTACATATAAGAGCTAATGAATTAGAACGATCTAAAGAAGATAAGGTTACAGATGTACGCATTATTAACAAAGACAATCCTAGTTCTACTAAAAAAGGAAAGTAAGTGGATAAAATTAATGAGATAGTTATAGCTATTACAAGTGGTCTACTTGCGGTAGGACTATGGATTTTCAAAAGGTTATTCAAATCTATTGACATAGCTCATGAACGTATAGATAAACTTGAGTCTAAATTTGTAGATCGTGCTTACTTAGAGTCTCAACTAGTACCCATTAGGACAGACTTAAAGATAATACTTAAACATTTATTGGAAACTAAAAATGACTAGCCGTAAGACTAATGATCAGCTAATTAAAGACATTATCACTTCTAAAGATAATCTTAATAGGCTCATGTTAGTAGAATGGTTTGATCCTTGTGATCATGCAGAAGAAGCAACTATAGATGACTTAGATATACAAAGGGCTATCTATGAATCTTGTGGTTTTCTTATGGGTGTATCTAATGATCATCTAGTTATAGGATATAATAAGGATATGAGTGAGACAGGAAAATACAAGGGGTATGGGTCTATACCTTTACCTCTAATTATTAATGTACATATAATGGATAGAAATTGTGACTAACATGGACGTACTAAATAGATTTCCTTGGACTATGGCAATGATGGTAGTAGCAGGATGGTGTTTAGCATACTTTATCTGTACACCTAACTAGGAGTAATACAATGGAAGCATTTATGAATCAAGGGTGGTTTCAGATAGCAGGAGAAGTAGTACTGATGTTTACAGCTCTAACTGGAGCTATGCCTGACAGGTTTGTTAACAAGATACCTGTCTTAGGGAAACTTTGGCCTATCTTTAATTGGTTAGCTGGTAACATATTTAATAACGTCAATCATCCTAAAGGGATGGCTGCATTACAAGAAGTAGAAGATGAACTTGACAAAGCAAAAGCTGAAGTTAAAGATCGTACTGGTTTACCTGACGTTCTTAACGGGGTGTAGTGTATTACCAGAAATGATTGCACCTACAGCTAACTTTGGGTTAGGACTATACAATGCTGACTCATACTACTCTAAAGAATGTCTGTGGTATGAGCCAGTACAGTTTACTCCTGAGACTAAAGAGTGGATATCTAAGAATAGTCCACCTGGTGTAGTAGTAAAAGATATAGCTAAAGTAGCTAGAAATAATGATCTCTATAATGAGGTATGTAAAAAATGAGTAACGGAACTGTTAAAGACCTTGGTGATCTACATGGAATTATTGCTCGTACACTTAAAGACCAACTTCTTAACGGTGTAACTACGGTATCTAAAGATGGAACTATTGAACAAGTATCGGCTCCTGCATCAGTCCTTAATGTGGCTAGGCAATTCTTACGAGACAATAATATTGAGTGTCTTGGTGCTAATAATGAAGACATAAAAGGACTAGTAGAGGAGTTACCGTTTGATGAAACACCAAGTAGATCAACTAGAACTAATTAAAAGTGATTTCCGTAATTTTCTTTATATTGCTTGGAAGCACCTTGCTTTACCTCCTCCTACTCCTATACAATATGACATCGCTGAGTATCTCCAAGGAGGCCCTAAGAGACTTATTATCCAAGCCTTCAGAGGTGTTGGGAAGTCTTGGATTACTTCTGCTTTTGTTGTATGGAAGTTACTTGTTGACCCACAATTAAAGTTCTTAGTTATATCTGCATCTAAACAAAGGGCTGATGATTTCTCTACTTTTACTAAACGGATTATCCATGAGATGCCTGTTCTTCAGCATCTCAGGGCAAGAGAAGAACAAAGAAACTCTAATGTTGCCTTTGATGTAGCTCCCAGTAGAGCAGCTCACGCACCTTCAGTTAAGTCTGTAGGTATCACTGGACAAATTGTAGGATCACGTGCCCACTTTATCATTGCTGATGACGTTGAAGTATTATCTAATGCTTTAACCCAAGTAATGAGAGATAAGTTGGGTGAAGTAGTAAAAGAGTTCGATGCTGTGGTAATGCCTAAGGTAGGACGTATTATCTACCTAGGTACACCACAGGTTGAAGAGTCATTATATGCAGGATTACAGGATAGAGGCTATGAATGTCGTATATGGCCCGCTAGGATGCCCGACAGTCGCTTAAAAGAGTTCTATGCACACCGACTATCGCCTTTTATAAAGAAGCTTCAGATCGAAGCTCAGGAGCCTACAGACCCATTGAGGTTTGACAGCCTTGATTTAACTGAGCGAGAAGCATCTTATGGTAAATCAGGGTTTGCACTACAGTTTATGTTGGATACTTCTGGTGAAGATGACCAGAGATACCCATTGAAACTTAGAGATTTAATTGTAATACCACTAAGTACAGAACAAGGCCCAGGAGAAGTCCTCTATGGTAAAGATGAAGTACTAGATTTACCAGCTGTAGGACTCACTGGAGACTATTTTTATAGAGCTATGCACGTCTCACAGGACTATTTTACCTATACTGGTGCTGCTATGCACATTGATCCTAGTGGTAGAGGACAGGATGAGACAGGTTATGTAGTTACTAAGATGTTACATGGTAAAATCTTTGTAGTAGAAGTAGGAGGACTCAAAGGTGGGTATGACAACTTCACTCTTACGAAGCTGGCTAAGATTGCTCAAAAACA